CGTAGCCGCCAACACAGAGGCAGCAGCAGGGTCTTTGTAGTCAGCAGTAATCTGCTCAACCAGATCCTTGTTCTCCTCAAGCATCTGGAACATTGGCAGGGAAGCGTCAAGACCCTTGATGCCCGTCGTAGACGTGGACGAAATCAGCGGGTCGTATGAATCCGTGCCCCACTTGGCGTGGAACTTGGCGACCTTCTCACGGTACGTCATTGACGGATCGGAACTGAGCGAACGCCAGTAGTCGATCTGCGGCTGGTACTGAGACATGCGGGTAGTGGAGAACGGCAGCGCCAGCGAGCCGAGCATGGAGAACTTGTAGAACGCATCCGTGCGTGCCTTGATATCTGCCGCCTTCGGGAGGTCAAACATGTTCCCGCCGCGCAGTTCCCAACTGACCAGTTCGTCCACGGTAATCGCGTCAAGGGTCGCCATGTAGTCGGGGGAGTCCGTCCCCCGCCACAGCGTGTAGCCCTTGCGCACAGCGGCAGGGGCAACGGTGTCCATAACGTCACCGCTGACCTGACCAAACGGAGCCAACTGGTTAAACAGCGTAGGCCCGAGCGCCCTCTTAAGGAACTCAACCTCGTCCGGTCGGCCCTCCATGATCCGCCCAAACGGGTACGTGACCAGCGGCCCAAGCCCCGGAAGGAACGGAGTCTCGCCGGGAGCGACAACGTTCAGAGCGCCCTTCGGCACCTTAAACGGCATACCGCCCGACAGGGACTCAAAGACCTTAGCCACCGGCTCGGGCAGAACCACGTAGTGATCCTCGCCACCGTCAAGGAACGACAGCAGATTGCTGCCCTTGACCGTGTTGCCGTTCTTGTCCACCACCATGCCGAGACTGTTCGGCAGGTTCCACAGCACACCAGCGCGGTACGCAACGGACGGGTCACGTCCGATGATGCCGAGCCACGTGCGCATGGAGTTCTCCCACGCAGCAAAGAACGGGGAGATGAACCGGAACACCGACGCAGGGTTGGAGTAGCGGGTCAGGGTGAACAGGGTGTCGTTCGTGGACTTAAGCGCACGGCTATGCGCCGTGTCGTTGATGCGCTTAAGGAACTTCGCATCGTTCATGTCGTAGCCCTGATCGGCTGCCGAACGCCACAGACGCGCGTACTCAGACTTCCACACGGAGTTGTAGTACGGCTGGCGAACCAGAGCCGAATCCGGCAGAGTCCCGAGCCAATGGAAAATCTTGTCCCGAGTCCACGCGACAGGCGACCGCAGTTTAAGGCTGCTGTGCGCAACCTCCCGACCGTGGATAGTGGCAAGATCATCACGACCGCCAAGCACGCCACGCAGTTGACTAGCCGTGGGAACCTCGTCGCCAGCCAAAGCCAGCGCCCGAGCCTCCGGGGTCGGCAGGTAGGCGTTCGCCTGCGCCCACTGCGTAGCCGCAAGATGACGAGTCTCAGCATCCGTAGCGAGGCCCATGTCGCGTGCGTACACGCGGCCCTCGTCGGTGCCCTTCATCCAGTCGTACAGGTCGTCAGCGGTAGCGCCAGCCAGCGCCTTGCGCATTGATGTATCGGCACGCATCTGGCCTACGGCCTGCTCCAACTCCTGCCAATACTGCGGTGCGCCCGGGGCCACAGGCCCGTAGTTGTTCTCCTCAAGGCGCAGCATTTCGGCACGCGCCGCAGCGCGAGACTGGAAGAACCTGTCCTGCGTGCGCTGGTTAGAGGCAGCCAGACGGCGACCCTCGCCCTGCTCGCCAGCGTAAGCCTCATCCCAACCGATGTACTTCTTCTTGCCGCGAGTCTCACGGATAGTGCGCAGCCGAGCCATAGTCTGCTCAAGCGCAACATTCTCGGCCTCAAGTTGGGCCTTCACGGCACGCAGGTTGTTCAGATGGAAATACTGCTGCGTGTGCAGGGCCGTCGTGGGAACACCACCAATGGCCCGAATGTACGCGGCGATATCGTCGTCAAGGGTGAGAATGTCGGCGCGGTTCCGCTCCAAGATATCGGCAGCCTGCGCCTCGGCCTTGCGGGTCTTGGAGGCGATCCGCTTCGCACGCGGATTCGTCACCGCCACACGGGCAGCACCACGGGCGACCGCACTCGGTGCCAGAGCGGGGACCGTGCCCAGCACGGCAGCCGTGCGCAGCCAGCCCTCAAGGGTGTTGCGCTGCGTGTAACCGAGCCGGAAAAGGACCGTCGCCTTCCACGTGGAGTTCAGCGACTCAAGCGCCCACAGGGCACCCTTCTCAAGATCGGTCCCGGCCTCCGCGATCTGAGCCGCAGTAACACCCTTGCCCATCTTGTCCATCACACCGGACATGGCCTTGAGCGTGGCGGAAGTCTCCGTGCGCTTAAGGTTACGCACCGTCTTATCAAGCAGGCGGAAGTCCAGCAGCGGAACCATCGTGTCCAACTGCGACCGCATAATCGGGGACAGGTAGATGACGGACCCGTTGGTCGGGTCCACCCCGAACGCACGGCCCTTAGCGTCCTTGCGTGCAAACACGTCAAGGAGTTCCTGCCGCTGCTTGTTTACATGCGACCAAATCTGCTGCGCAAGTTGCTCGTCAACGCCGTAGTAACCGGCGATCCGGCTGACAGCCCGAGACTCAATCTCAGTCTTGAGGCGCAGTTTGTCCTCGGGGGACACGGCTGCACGCCAATCAGCAATCAAATCCTGCACGAACGTACCGCTGTTACGCAGCGCCTTGGAGTCGGTGAGAGTGGACTCCCACTCCTTCTCCGAGTCGTACTTGTCGTAACCGCGAATCGTGATCCAGCCGGACGACCGCTGCGTGTTGATCCAGTTCCAGACCCGGATATTGCGGTAGCGAGTACCGGCGTTAAACACAGTCTCCACGATCGGGGAGGCATCCCGGTTGGCGGCGTTAGCCACACGGTTCGGGGCATACTCCTTCACAATATCCGTGACGGCAGCCTGCATCGGGCCGTGAATGCTGATGCCCGGGACCGTGCCCGGGATACCGGCGCGCTGCATTGTCTCGGCGGTAACATCGCCCATGTCCAGCGTCATGTCGGTCGGGGCTGCGGCAGGGCCATGCTGACCTACCGATGCCCGACGCATAGCAGCAGCACCCTTCGATGCACGCCACGACTGCGCAACCTCCGTCATCAGCAGAGAGCCGTGCATACGGCCCACCGTCTGAATCGGCTGGTACGTTGTCTCAAGCAGGTTAACCGCGTCCCGCAGGGCAGCGTTCCGCTTGAGCATGTCGTCAAAGATCATCGCGCCGCTGTAGCCTGACTCAAGCACGTCATCCAGAATCACCGGACGGATACCACCGATCGGGGCGTTCAACTGCACAACGTGGTACGGGTTCTGCGTGCCGATCGACTCAAGCGCGTCAGACACCGCCTGCGCCTCGTTGCGCAGCGTGTCGGCGTACTGCTTGTTGCCGCTCGCGGCGGCAAGGAACTTGATCGCAGTCGGGGTGTCGTGAATCTGGTCAGCGATGTTCAGCAGTTCCGTCTTGTGCGGCCCCTGCGCCCACGGCTCATTCTGCAACTCGTCACCGCTGCGGCGAGAGATGTTCTCTCCCCACGTGTAAACGTGGTTGCGGGAACCCTGCGTACCCTGCGATGCGTAATGCTGCAACGCGCTGTCAGTCTCAGCCTTGATCGCGCTCTGCACCTGAGCCATGTACGTCTGGCGGCGCATACGCCCAGCGATGCCCAGCATGTCCGAGCCGACGCGATAAATCTTCACGCCTTTACCCGCCACAAACAGCGGGTCCACGTACCACGTCGCAACCGCGTCAGACAGGCCAGACTCAATATTGGCCTGCTGCATCTGCGGCGACGTGATGTTTACCGGCTTGCCACCGTTAAGGGCAGGGCTGTTCCCGAACAGGAACGCCTCATCCTCGGGCTTGGTGATATCCCAATTCTCGGAGACAACGATCGGCTTCTCGCCCGGGCCAGCAGGGGCCGGGACCGAGCCGGTGATGACACCGGGATCGCCAGCCTTGACAGCGGCATCAAAGTTCTCGCGTACCTGCTGCTGCTCCTGCATGTAGTTGTAGTACGGCATGGAGCCGACACCGGGGCGGCGCTCCACGCCCATAGCCACACGCATACGCCCGGGAGAGATACGGGCAGCGGTGTCCCAATCGACCGTGGCAGTTCCACCCGGGGCGGCAGACAGCCCCCACGTGAGAGCCTGTGACGAACGGGTGGAAGCCCAATCGTAGGCAGCACCAAACACGGCAGTACCCGCACGAACGGGTGCCTTAACCTGCTCGGGCAGATGATCGACAATCGCCCCGCCAGCGTTGTCGGGGAAATGGTCGTCAAGCCACTTCGCCCACTCGGGGCGAGCCTCGTCCTGCTGGCGGTTAAAGTCATTCAGCGCGTCACGCTGCGCAGCATCACGGGCATACCGTGCAGACCACGCATAGTTCGAACGCTGCCACTGTTGATCCATGTAGCGGTAGGCGGTGCCAGCGGTACGGGCACCCGCGACAGCGGCTTGGAACGCCTCATCCGGGGTAGCCGGGGCGGGTGGCTCACTAGAGGCAGCGGTAGCCGGTGGCTGGTAAACGCCACCCAGCGGATTCCCGCCGTTCTTCCTCTTAGCCATGCTCAACCCTTCTTGGTCAACTCCGACAGAAATGCGTCACGCTGTTCAGCGGAGTCCCACGGGGTGAGGGCTACGCCCAAAAGCATCCCCGGCTCCAAGTCGCCTAGCGCATCAACTGCCGCCTGCAAGTCCTCAATGAACTCAGGCATTACGCACCTTCCGAACGAACTGCACGAAACGAGGGGACACACCACCCATGTTCGCCGCCTGCTCAAGCATCGGAAGGTAGGACTTAAACGCCGCTAGATCCTGATCCCTCTGCTGATTGGGCGGGGGAGTGGACAGGACGCTTGGCCCGGACCCCGGCCCCACGGGGCTGCCCTCTGTGACCGGCTCATCCGGTCGCTCCGTGGGCGCACTCAGCGGGGTAGGGGGTGCGGCTCCCGGCTGGTACGCCGCCCTCTGTCCTTGGGTTTGGGGCGTGCGGGTTGCAGCCATAGGAGCCGAACTTTGAATGTCTGTGAAGTCTGCGTTCTCCCCGTAGGCCATGCCACCGGGGTTCCTGACGGGCTGACCGTCCGTGCGCTTGGACAGGCGACCGGGGCCGGAAACGGGGGCAGGCTTGGAGGGCTTACGGTATCCGCCTCGTGCCACTACTCGTCACCGTCCTCATCGTCCATCGTCACTTCCACCATGTCGGGGATGCTCCCGATCAGGTCGTACTTCTTCGCCTCGCGGAGCATCTCCGCAAACATCTCCATCGTGCGGTTCTGCATGTCCTTCACCACGTCGGGTGCCCAAGACACGTTCTCCGCGCTCCACGAGATGGCGATGTTGCCGAACTGTGCGGCAACGGCTACGTCACCACGGGTCGGAGGCTCAGTAGTAGCCATGTGTTTAACCCTTTCGCGTAGCCGTTGCCGTCAGTTGATTACTTAGAGCCTCGGGTGCCCTTGCCCCCGGGCGCACCGAACATCACGTGCGCACCAGCGTTACCCTTGGGGCCACCAGAGTTCTTCTCCTCGCCCTTCTTCACGATGGGCTGCGAAACGTTGGGCTTACCTGCACTGCCCTTATTAGGCTGCGGCATTGACTTTCTCCTTTATGCGATGGGGATACGGCGGCGAACGCCTGCTTGAAGGTTTGCGCCCCCGCCAGCCGTCAACCCAGCCAGAAGGGTTTGCATATCTGGTGCCCCACCCGGAGGCAGACCAGCCTGTCCCGGTGCGACACCCCGCAACTGACCAGTTGCATCGTTCATACCGGGGAGGTTTGTGCCGGGGGGAGCCTGACCGGGGGCACCTTCATTCGCCTCACCCGGCTCCTCAACCCCCGGCTGCTCAGTCGGATCGTCAGGGTCCTGCGGGGCGAACGCCTCCGCGATCACGTCCTCAATGGGACGGCCCTTCTGGCGACCAAGAATGATCGCTGACAGTCGGGCGAGAACTTCGCCCGGGTCCTGCCCCGCCTGAGCAAGTACGGGAATAGCCTGTGCGTAACCCGCGACGGCCTGCTTAAGCGCGTCACGCATATCCTCAATGTCGATCCGCTGCTGCTCCTCAGTCGGATTCAGCGCAAACGGCATGTTCTCCTGCATGAACTCGCGGGAAATCAGATTGTCGCCACGAGCCTGTAGACCGAACACCAGCGCACGGTTCGGGTCCAGCCCAGCCATGAGGCCGTACTGCACGTCAACCGTGTGGTCACCCTTAATGTCCTTAGACGGGGTGTACTCAACCTCGTAGGGGACACCAAGGTTGTTACCGCGAACCGTCTTATCGACGTTGCCAAAGACCTTCTCGTCAACGAGGAACGCCTTACGGACAAGACCAGAGAACGCCCGGGCGAACATCGCCTGACCCGTGCGAATCTGCGTATCGAACCCGGACATGAGGGCCTGCACGCCACGGCCCGTAACAACCGAGCCGTCAATCTCACCGTTGCGTGCGTTCGGGTAACGGCTTCCCTGACGGAGTTCCTGATCCAGCACACCCTGCGTAGCGAACGCAGACTGCGGAATGTTGATATCGACACGGCGGATACGCTCAGGCTGAGCCGAACGCATGATCGAATCGGGGCCGAACGCAAGTTCCTGCACGTCGTTCGGGATAGCGATGGGTGCCTGCACCGCCTTCTGCGCCGCCTCAAGAGACAGCAGCGCGAAACGTGCCTTAGCAACCTGCACCGCGAGAACGTCATCGAACTGTCCGTGGCTGTCGGTGTCAACGCCGGGGCGCTTCACCCACTCAACAAGGCACTCACCGACAATGTTGCTGGCCTGCTCAAGGATCAGACCCTCCCCAGCCTCGGGGAGGAACAGCATGTCGCGGCTCTTATCGTGGTAGCGCACCACCTTGATCGGGGTGTTGCCCTTGCCCACGTGGGACAGGACACCCTCCGCGAACGGGTACTCCGCGCACAGTTCATCCTTGCTCCGGTAGAACACGAAAAACGCGGCGCTGACCTCATGCCAGCGGTTCAGAATCGGGTACGCGCCAACCGAGTCAAGGAACACGATGCGGGGTTCCTTGGCCTCATGGTCAATCTCCACCATCGCAGGCACGAAACCGTACGTGAAGTAGCGGTCAGCCGCCGTGTACATCTGCGTCTGCACATTGGAGAAGTCGATGTAATGGTTGGCGATCTTCGTGCGCTTCTCCGCGCTCTTAGAGGCGCGGTCGTTCGATGCCTTACCCGGCTGACAGTTAAACGAGGGCAGGGGTGCGAGAACCTCGGCAAGGTCACGGGCCGCAACGTCCACCATGTTCGCCACGATGCCCCGGTCAAACGGACCCTCCGGGAACAGGGACGGGTAAACGTCCCGCATCCGGCCCTGCCTGACGGCAAGAACGTCCTGCATACGGGAGTCGCGGTCAGCGAAACGAGTCTCAAGACGCTGCAACTGACCCCGTAGGTCACGCAGCATCGGCCCACCCTCCGGGTCAACCGGGGGGATCAGCCCGTCGTAATTGCCAGCCAAAGCGTTCTCCTATGCCACGGGCTTAAACGCGCCCTGCGCTTCATAATCCAGAAGGGAAACAACCTGCTGGCGCTCCCGGTCCCACGGCGTGAGGAACGGATTGTTGGCGAAACGCCTACCCGCACCCGTGTACGCCTGCACCCTGTCGCGGCACGCCAACTCCGTGAACCACAGCGACATAACACAGTCCGTCTTTTGGGTCTTAGGAGCGTCCGGGTGCCAAGTGACAAGTTGCTCAACCAGCGACTTGACCGCCTCGGAGCGTGCAGTGGACGGCAGTTCAATCAACTGAACCCCGTCCTGCCAGCCAGCGAACAGCATCGACAGGCTCGCCACACCGAAATCGGAGTCCCACTTGTTCGTACCCGTGGTGTGTTCCCGCAGGATGCAGCCCCGGGAAGCCAGAAACTCCCGCACTTCCCGGTCCTGCGTCAGCATCGACTGGAAAGCGTTACGTTCGATACGCCATTCCACGATGCCGTACTTGCCGGTCCAGTCCTTAATCAGTTCACGGATACCGTCAGGGGTCATGCCCTGCTTGTTGGACACGTCCAGCACGTACCGCTTCTGCGTGGAAATGTCCAAACCGATCACCGTGGCAGCCGTGAACCCCGCCATAGCAGGGTCCAAACCAGCCACCACCAGCAAACCGTCCATGCCCTCCGGGCGGCAGCCAGCCATACCCCGGGGAATCAGGCCCGTAAGCCGCTGACCGTTGATCGCTGCGCGTAGCGCATCCGGGTGGAAGATCGAATCCTCCAACACCCGCTGCTGCATGTACACCAGCGCCCACGTGCGGGGCTGCATACGGTTCCGCTTCTTACTCAGGCGGATACCGTCCCACTTCGGGAACAGCCCCTCCCCATCCGGTTCCAGCATGTCGCCCTTAGCCCCCGGCTCCGGGACATTCGACTTAGGCCACAGCGTCACCCAATCCTTTGGGTCGTCCTTGAACTCAAGGACCGCTGGCATCGACAGGTACGACCACGGGGAAGTCTCATCCGGGTATCGGGTCGGCTCCCGCAGTTCCAGATACAGGTCCTTCGCCGCCAGTCGCGTCCCCACCACCAGCAACATGCCCGATGCGGAGATACGAGAAACAACCTCAGATTGTATCCAATCTATCTGCTTCTCGTACTCGTGCGCATTGGACAAGTCCACGCAGTCGTCCATGATGATGAGGTCAGCACGGGCACCGTAAATATGTCCCCGGATACCGAGCGCCTGCACCGTGGGGTCCTTCTCCCCGGAATCGCGGGAATCGGCAGAAATGTAGATCATCTTCTGCGACCACGACTCAGCCTTGTCCGAGTAGCCACCGGGAGGGCCGTACTTGACGTGCATCTCCGCGTACTTCGGATGCGTCAGGCGGGTCTTAATACCGTAAAGGAACTTCGCCGCCATGCCCTCGGTCTTGGACACGATCAGAACCCGGATATTCGGGTCCTTGGCGATCCGGTAGGTCACGTAGTTCATCGTGATCGTGGTGGACTTGGAGTGTTCCGGGGGCATGTTCACAATCGCCAGATCGGACTCGCCCCGCTCAAACACCATCCCGGGGTGCGTCCACGACGGCTCCCGGCCCTCAATCATGTCGATCACGTTCTGCATGTGCGGGAACACTCGCTGCCCCAAATACCGCTCCGAGAACTCCGCGAACGTGGGGAAGTCCCCATCATCATCGTTCCGGGCGTAGGCCGCATCCATGCGGAGCCGGTCCACAGCGGCCCGGAAGTCCGGGTCGGACTGCCGGTACTGCTCATACGACTTGATCGTCCTACCGGCAACCATGCAGGCGTTAGCCACGGTCTGACCCTTGGCAATCTGCTCAAGGATCAGGCGCTTGGTTTCGGCAACGGGCCTCTGATTCCTCTTAGCCCCACCAGACTTAGAACCTGCCATTTAAACAACATCCTTCTTCTGCTTCGGCAAGGTCAACCCAATGGGGGGAAACCCGAACCGCGCATCGGCGCGGTGAGGAAAGGGGGGTAGTAACCCCCCGCTATAGGGGGGTATACCAAGCAGCCCTGCGGGGCCGCTCGAACGGCCCCCTTGGGCTGCATACACACCCCGGCCCGTAAGGGGCCGGAACACAAAGGCGGCGGCGGCCCTGATAGCCGCCTATATAAACTCTCTCTCATATAATAAAAGGGGTCCATTTCAAACACAAGAATCACACGTTTACAAAAAATTAACCAAACTGAGAGCCTACTGTCCGATTTGCCCCGAAAATAGGGCACACACACGCAGAGATTAGATAGAGGGAATCCAGCCGCGCCTCAACAATCCCCGGGTCTAACCATTGGTGGGGGGATACCCCCGGGGGTATGGGGGAGGGGGCATCGAACACTTGTTCGGGGAATGTGCAGGGTAGTCCCCCTCCCATCGAACAGACGTTCGACGGAAGCAGACTTCATATATACACGTGGGGAGGCCGGCCCGATTGTATCCAATCGGTTTGTTGTGCGACACAACATA